CGCAACTCGGCGTCATCCGTCGGCCCCTGCGGCTCGGGCTGGGCTAGGGCAGTGGCAGACCAGCTCACAACGGCATCTATCAGTCGATCGGCCAGCTGGCTGTTTCCAACAGTTGGCCCGCCGGATGAGCGAGCAACACACAGGATGCGCTCAAACATTCCACGCAGTTCGGGTAGTTGCTCAGCGCACAGCGCTCGCCAGTCGTTCTGAGTTGTCATAATGATTCCTGGTAAGTTTCACAATCAGCAGCAAATCCCAGGCCTCTTTCTAAAGGATCTGGAAATTCCATGCCGCAATGGTCGCCACTCCAATTGTGGCACCGCTCACAGCTCGGGCCTGTAATTGGTGCCGGCGCCTGTCGACTGCTCCGCCGCCGCTCCCTAGCAAGCTCGGGCAGCACCTTGCTATGAATCCGGCCGATCCTTACCAGCCGCACGGTTTCAGGTGTGCAGCCAACATCAGCCGCCATCGCCGTGGGGTGAATATCCAGCCTGGTGAGGATCAGCCGGATCTGGTCAGTGCTGAGACAGGGGTTACGGGCGCGGCGCCTGGGCATTGAATGGCCAGTGCTGCAGCCCTCAGTAGTGCTCCACCTGTGGCCGCATACTTCGCACTCCCGCCGCCGCCGCCGGTCGCCGCTGGCCATCAGCCTTGATTCCACCACCTGGCTCAGCTCGCTGCCGCACTTCGGGTTTGGGCAGGTGGTCATAACCCACGCTCCACCAGCCACTGACGCATCACCGCTGAAACGTCTTGCTCGCCAACCCATACCCTCGACAGCCACCGGCCAAACGCATCGGTGCTGATTGTGTTCACCAACAGCGGCTGATCGCCCAGCAGCTGTATCAGGCGGTCAGTGGATTCCTTAAACCACTGCTGCCCGCGCTCTGGTGTGTCAACCTCAACTAGCCGTAGTCGCTGGCTGCAATGAGTACGAAACCCAAGATCAATGCTCACGTCGATAGTATCGCCATCAACGACGCGCAGCAGTTTGGCGCGATAGTGAAACAGTGCTGGTGGTGTCATAAGAAGCGTTTAGTAACAGTTGTGCGATCTGGTGGCCAGGCCTAGCGGAGTGACGCAGCTGAATTTGCCGTGCCAAATACCGCAAGGTGCGTTGCATTGGGATGCGATCGTCTTCATCCCAGCCATTACGGCAGCCTTCTTCATAAGCTGCCATACAGTCATTCAGTAAACTCACCCCTACGCCCTCGCAACTACGACAGACTCCGGCTGGTCTTGATATTTACCAGCTCGATCTTCGTAACTGGTGGAGCATGGTTCGCCCCGATAGAACAATGCCTGCACAATGCCTTCGTTAGCGTAGAGTCTGCAGTCGGCACCTGAAGAATTACTAAACTCCAAAGTCAGATGTCCGCGCCAGCCGGCCTCGCCAGGCGTCAGGTTTGCGATCACGCCACAACGAGCGTAGGTAGATTTGCCAATGAACTGTGCCGTAACATCCGGCGGCAGCGCCAGGTGTTCAAGCGCTACGCCTAGGCCGTAAGAATGCGCAGGAAGAATAAAGTAATCACCAAACTCATCACGGTGCAGCTCGACGGTTTCTAGGTTGGCTGGTGAAAATGCCTTAGGGTTTACGACCGTTCCGGGTACATGCCGGAAGATGCGAAACTCCTTGGGCGACAACCTAATGTCGTATCCGTAGCTGCTGGGTCCGTAGCTGATCACAGGTCTGGCGGCGCTGCTGGTGATCGTTCGGCTATCGGCTGCCCAGCTGCGGGTAGCCTCGACCTCTCTGATCAAAGTGCCTACATAGGGCGTGATCATGCCAGCTTGTGCTAACCGGCTGATCGCGATGTCGTTTAACAGCATGGGGTGGTTGGGGTTGGTGTTTCCGCATTAACAGCTAGCAAGCTGCAGCGGTTAGATCAAATAGTGATGCCGCCGATCCCTCTGCCTGCTCAAGGAACTTGGCGGCCTGCCGGGCGTATTCCGGCTTCAGCTCCACGCCGATATAACGGCGGCCCATCTTGACGGCCTGGTATCCAGTCGAGCCAATGCCGTTGAACGGATCCATCACGAGGTCGCCAGGGTTGCTGTAAAGCGTGATGCACCGTTCAATCACGTCCAGCTGCAGCGGGCAGATGTGTTTCTCATCCTGCTGGCCCTTCGCCTGCCTACCATTGAGGACCTTGGTTTGGTTCACTCGCATCCACACTGGGCTGGCCAGTTCCTGCCACATGCTCACCGGCAGATCTTCTGGATCATGGGTCACCGGATCAGGGTTGGGCTCATCCTTCCGGAAGAACAGCATGTAGTCAGGCATCCCGACACGGCTGCGGGTGCTGTCTTTCTTCAGTTGCTTGTAGAGCAAACCCAGCGCTTTGGTACGCTGCATCTCAATTACTGGATCCTTCCAGATTGTGCAGCGTGCGTGATACACCCACCCGGCATCCTGGTGAGCACGGATCAGATCGCCGCCAAAGTCATGCAGGCCAATGAATCCATCCTTTGACTTCCGCGCTGGCAGATCAGAGCAATGCACGCAGGCGATGCGACCTGGCTTCAACACCCGCAACAGTGCTTTGGTAAAGAACGCATAGTGCTCCATGAACTCCTCGTGACTGCCGCAGTTCCCCATGTCACGCTCTGAATCTGAGTAAACAAACAGATCTGAGAACGGGGGCGAAAATACAGCCAGATCAACGATGCCCTCAGGCAATCCGTTCATGATCTCGATGCAGTCAGCCAAATAAATGGCCCAGTTAGACCCTTGATAGTCAGGTTTCATTTCAGGAATTCAGGGAGAGTTACGGCAGCGGCACGTGTATATGCCTTCTTGTTTGCGGTCTGCTGGTATCCATTCATCGCCTCAGCCATTGCACGTTTCATGCGGGCATGATCCGCCGCCTTCCGCTGCACGTTGTTCCAGATGCTCGTTTCGGTGTCGCTGATGATCACGTGGCAGGTGACAGACTGCGTCTGCCCAAATCGCCACGCACGCCGCACCGCCTGGTAGTGCTGCTCATAGCTATGGCTGACGCTGGCGAAGATCACGGTGTTGGCGTGCTGCCAGTTCAACCCCAGACCCGCCAGCTTGGGCTTGGATACGATCACCCGCCGCTGGCCAAAGGTGAACGCATCCAACGCCGCCACCTTCTCATCCATGCTCATCGAGCCATACACCTCAATGGCATCAGGAATAGATCCCGCCAGCGCTGATGATTCGTCGTTGGTTTCACACCACACGATCACCGAGCCGGTAGCGTTGTTGGCGATCTCCGCTGCACGTGCCACCCGATCTTCCATCGTGATCCGCTTCTCGCGGTGAATGGTGGTGGCGCTGCCATCGGGAATACGAAACAACATCCCGTCTGGCACGTCCTGCGTGATGTCTGCTGCGATCGTGTGCAGCTCGTAGTTGAGCGGCGGCAGGATGAATCCGTCATCCTCACCACCTAGATCAGATGGCAGCGTGGCGGTGCGAGACCAGCTGCTGACCCATCGCCAGAAATCCGACTGCGCGTGGCCCTTCAGCCGCCAATTCTGTGATGCGGTGCTGGTGTCGTTGACGAACCATCGGCACAGCATCTCCATGCTTCCAAGTTGGCCAAGAAACTCGCTATGATTCCCCAACTCCATGTGATCGTTGGGCGCTGGCGTAGCGGTGGCCGCCAGCCGGTAAGGCGTCTCGCTGAACGCCTCACACAGCATCCGCTTGGTGGGTCCGCTGAACGACTTGAGGATGCTGGATTCATCCAACACCACTCCGCCAAACACGGACGGATTCAGCTTGGGCAGCCGTTCGTAGTTGGCCACGTTCACACCTGGCCCGGCGTCTGACTGCTCGCGGATCACACGAGCTTCAACGCCGATCGCCTCGCACTCCCGCACCATCTGACGGGCAACCGCCAATGGCGTCAGGATCAGCGACGGCTTGCCGCTGGCAATGTTGAACTCAGCGGCTGCTGCAGCCTCGACCCTGGACTTCCCCAGGCCCGTATCCAAAAACGCCGCCGATCGGCCTTTGCTGCAGGCAAACTCCAGCGTGGCTCGCTGGTGTGGAAAAAGCCCGGCCCATTGCTGACTTGGTTGAAAGCCAGCTGATCCAGCGGCGATGCCCTTGCTGGCAATGAACTCGCGGTAAGCGGTGAGTGTACTCACTTCCCCACCTCCTGCAGCAGCAGCCGCGCCGCTTCATGTGCGCTCAACTGGCCCCGGTGCTGTTGGTTCATCACCACCAGCTCTGCTGCTAGGTGTTCGATCACCGCAGCGATGCCGCGCTCTCGTGCGCTGGTATCAGGCCATGTAGCTAGAGCTGCATCAAACGAGTCCACATAGGCCATCGTGCAACGACCTACAAGCGTGTTCTTAGCCATCGGTAGGGACCTCCTGCATCAGCTCCAGCAGCTGGAGAATGTGTGCCGCGAATGCCGTGTGCGTCATCACCGCATGTTTGCCAGGCGCCATGCCATAGGACTCACGCCACCACTCCTCGAACGCGGCCTGAATCGTGGTTTCGTTCATGGCTGTGCCTCCAGCTGATTACGCGGAATCAAGGTGTAGTACGTTTCACCGTGCTGAATCTTGTCGATGCCTTCGGTGACGTACCACTCAGCCAATGCCTCAATCTGCTCTTGACTGAGCAGCTGTCGAATCGTCATTTCCGGCAGGTCGTTGCCAGAAAAAGTGATCGTCAGATCGGTGGTCCTGCTGGGCAATTGCAGAGCAGTAACTAGGCGCTGCAGAGCCTCTCTGTAACGGCTGCTCATGACTGCACCTCCTTCGGCGCCCACTCGCCGCACCAGTCAGTAACCTGCACCGTTGGCCATTCGCTACCCCGTGGCCCGATCTGCGGTGATGTCACCCTGCACTCTCCCTGCCT